CTCAGAAAATAATTAACTTGCAATGAATAAAAATTCCCCAGCAATTAGCTGGTTGAAAAATTCAAAGCATAATTGCTGAGATAGACCGTATTAATATATTAATAATAATCATTTCATAATTTTAACCCAACACGTATATTCAAAAATTATTGAATATATGAGTTGACCTAAAGATAATATGAATCTGATTAATTTTGTTAATATATTAACCGATTACTAATTTGGGATCTCTTAAGATATGTCCCCTTCCCATTGAAGACATAAATAAACCTATCCATAAAGCATTACTGGAACACCACGAAAATAACCACATGTGAAATCTTCAGAAGCGGCTGCTTGTAATAATACGTTAGGTGGTTGAGTACCACTAGTTCTATTAGCTGTTGTATAAAATATAAAACCATTTAAAACTAAGTCATCAAAACCTGTATTATTCGTCATAGATTTGCTAAGAAAATCTAAAGTAAAAGCAAAACGCTTATTATTGAAAAATGGAATAGTAGCATCCAAAGCTCGAACATGTTGTGTGGGTTGACCATACATGCCCAACGTAGATGAAGCAATTTTAGTATTTGGTGTTGTGGCAAACATTAACTGATCTCGCATATTATTACTAGCCACAGCCCTAAAAGGTGTAAATAATGTTTCATCTGTAGTAGATCTAATACGAGTAAAAGCTGCAAAAGACGACTCTTGTGTGTTATTACCATAATGAGTTTTTCCCAAAATGGCTTTATAACGAACTCCGCCCCTAACAACTGCATACATGGACATAATATATGGAATAGGTGTTGTAACAACATCATTTGTTGCTATAACTCCTCCATTACTAGCATCAACTTTTGTCACTGGATAAAGTGGTAATTTAATACCAACTATATAATCTCCTGTTAGCGTAGAATTATCAAAACTACTAAAAGGAAACATATAGTTACAAAATCTCTTTACATATAATCTTAAAGATAAAACTGGATCTCCAAAATGAATAGACCTAAGTTCAGGCAACGACTTCTTTGTTGGAACTAAATCAAACACTGGAGATTGATCAGTATTCATGTCAGGATGATCATATGAAAAGAAATTACCTGACTCAGTAATGAATCTTGGAGTATCAGCTGTTCCATCATCAATTTGCATATAAGGAGAATTAAACTCTATATCACTTCCTGCTTTTACGCTAGTGATGACAGTTATATCAGAAGGTTGTGGTGAGGTTAATGGTGTTAATACTTTCAATTGTATTCTACCATTGCATTCATCAGCAAATCCAGCTGTCAATAACAAATCACCAGTTCTTAACCAATTATATTCACATGCCCATCCAACTACAAATTCATATGATCTAGTTACAGACAAATCTACTATTGCACTATAAACTTCATTTGATTGTGTTGTCAAAGGAGTTCCTAAACCAGGCTCAAATGTGATTAAAACTTTACCTTTATGAAAAGCAGAAGCAACAAAATCAAACTTATATATAAATGATCCCCTCCAATATTGAAAGAAACGTGACATAAATTTTGATGGTGTCATAGCTATTTCAAATCTCGGAGTACCTATATTTAAATATTGAGATACAGGAGTTACATTTCTTGCTATGAGAGTAGTACCTGCTATATCAGTAGCAGACCATGTATCATAAGATAAAATACTATACCGACAACAAACATGACGAATATTTAATTCATCTGCAGAACCTAGTCCCATAGTTCTAGGATCTACAGTTAATTCGGATTTAGGATCAAATGTCAAAGAATTAGTATTAACATCTCCAATTCCATGTGCTTGTGCATCTGTGAACTGTGTATAATATTTATGTGTAGGTGTAACCTCTGCAGGTTTTGAAAAGCCAAATACCCTTGCTATATCTGCAACTGCACCAGCAGCTAATTTAGTAGACATAGCAAAAGGACCTATAATAGGAACAGATTCTAATGAATTAGCCATTGATGCAATGACATTTGCAGGTTTTGAAACAATGCCACCATATTCATCTGAATTTTTGGATTCATTCATATTCTGTTCATCTAATTCAGGTTTTCCAGATTCAGTTACAGGATTTTCAATAGTAGGAATAGTCAATTCAACATCTTCCATATAAGCATAAACAGTTATAGTAACTGGCTCAGGAGTACCTCCATCAGTTTTAACAGTTGGAACAATGTTAGATAAAACTAAAGTACCAACTGGACTCTGCAAACTCAAAATGCTAGTTCTTATATTGGTAATGTCAATATAATTAGTAGGATATACAAAAGGTAACTTTAGAGTCAAAGGTATTGATGTTGTTGGATCTATAAATGCTGTAACTTCCCTTTGACTTAAATGAACTGAATTCATTTGTCTTAATGCAATATCTGCCAAAGAAGGAGAATATAAAGACATTGACCCATTGACAGTCCTACCTGGAGTATATGATACTAAAGTTCTACCATAAATAAATGGAGAAGCATTCCAAACAAAACGTAAGTGTAATTTACCACGAATAAATGAATAATTACGTATTTTTGATATAATGGCGGTATTATCCAAAAATTCTGCCCAAGGATCAATTTCTAAATCATTAGATGTAGTGGTAAAAGTTCTAATTAACGTAGGCCTAGATAAAAATGATGTTATTGAATCAGTGGAATTCTCAGAACCACCTAACCCATATGTAGGATCAACTTCGGCATCATAACATACACAATCAGCATAAGAGTTTTCAGTAAACATCAAAGTCTGATATACATCATTAGGAACATTTGTCATAACTGCTTCTCTTGATACATTAGATGATTGTGGTGATTCACTATCATTAGTAAGATCTTTAGCAGACTCTACTATAAATTGAGGTCGAATAAGATTCAATCCCTCCTCAAAGGATTGAAAATACATGTGCATAGCCACATGCTGCTTTAATAATAATAAAATACCCATAATTGTAGCGTTTCTCAAAATAATGTTCTTAAAGCTGTTTGTTATCGAGGGGCTAACTTTAAGAATCAAATGGTCCACTCCCCGGTTATAATGATCTTATAACTAAATCTTCGCCTATCCTTTTAACGAAGTCTTCTTGTGGATCATCATTATCAAATAAGCTACTATTAGGATAATAATTATTTATATAAAATAAGACTAAATTGTGATACTTGTTAGAATCACTATTAAAAGGAATTCTTCTAAATTTACAAATATTTTCAATATGACTATAAAATTGATTATATAAGTCAATATTGTCAATAGAATAACAATTTAAGAAAAATTCTCTTATAGCATTATTAACTATTTCTCCCAAATGTTGTGACCTTGTTAATTCCTTAGATGGAATCATATGTCTCAACATTTTTGATATGGTTTCTAATTCTATGGGACAAACTATCTCATGACCAACTTTAACGAACCTTCTTTTTAAGAAAGTTATTTCGTTTAAATTTAAAAATGGTCTAGTTTCACTTTTCTTATCAGGCATTGTATATATTATTCCCTTATTAAATAAATATTGGGAATACAATGTATGATTAAATTTATCAGACACACGTTCTGATACATTAACCACATTATCATCACCATATACTAATGGACTAACATTCAAAAAGAAATCTTTTAAACCTAATTTATAATAAGCTTCCATTAATAGAAAAATATTACATATTGAACCAATAATAATAGTTAAACTGTTACCAGAAGTTAAAGAACCATACAGTCTAATAACATCTCCATTTAAATTTATAATTGGAAAAACTATATCTTCCGCTAAGCTACGCATTGCCCGTAGATCAGCGTCAGAATAACCACAGCATTTTGCTATCTTTTCCAAATATTTTAAAGATGACATTATAACTTCTCCCGGTAATACTTTATCATATTTACTATAATCACCAGCAAAAATTGTTTGATCACCAAATTTTGTTATTATTTCATAACATTTTAACCAATCTGATGAATAACAATTAGTACCGACTGCAATATGAAAATGTTTAATATTAGTTTGTATGATAGCAACTATTGGTAAATAATATTTACGTATTAATAAATTAATGATAACTGGCAAACATGTAAATACCCGTGTTAGCATAGTTGTAACTTTCTTCTTAGATACAAACTCATCTTTTAAACAAGCATTTATCATTGGTGCCAAATTACATCCATCTCTTAAAATATTATCATAATCATTAAATGCTTCATACACTCCTGATTCATCTTTAAAAATTCTATACATACCATCTGCATCTTGTTCAAGATCAATATAAATTCTTTTTGGTTTACTAATAGGAAATCCCATACTAGTATTCAATTTTATAGGATCAACATAATCTTTACCTTTTATTCCATTTATACTTTCTCTATAAGTTAATGGACTCAACTGTAAATGCAAGTAAGTTGATTTTGTATGTTCAAAATATTGATCTATACACTTTGTAAAATCATGAATACTATACAATCTGGATTGTGACATAGAATATACAACATTAAAAGCAAAAGGATTGCCCTTATAACATTCATTACCCAAATTATATGGCTTTCCCATATGAGGGGTGTATAACCTTACATCAGGTAACATATTCGTTTTGTTAAATATATCTTCAAATATATCAATATGTATACCTTTTGATGTATAAGATCTTCTAAAGTATTCATTTAAAGTACCATATGCCTCAAAACATTTTATAGGTTTGTTTAAAACATTTTCATATTGTGGTAACCAATTTACAAAAGATCTCACATGAAAAGGTGAAAAACTATAGTTTTTACATGTTTCTGATTCAATAATAAGATCACTTACATTACTAAAATGTTCAATTGCATTATTAATAATACTTTTATCAAATAGTTCAGCTAAGGTAATACCAGTTGGTTTATCTTTACCTACATGCATAGCTATAGGAATATCACCTTCTGGTGTAAT